GGAATAAATCCTTTTTGATGTAACTGAAAAGCTAATTCTCCATCTGCCATAAAATAGTTTTCAATGTCATGTGGTGTTCCAATAATTATCATTCTTTAATCCCCTAAATTTAATCCATTAATTCCCCAATCAGAAATATGATTGTCAAATACATCAAATTCTGTTGATAATTGTTCTGCTTTATCTTTTAATGTATATGTTTGCGATATAACAACTGTAATTTTATTCATAAAATCGACTAACATTGACATTACATTAAAGTCTTTTTCTTCTTCTGCAATTTGATAAGTCATTTTTATCATCAAATAAAAATCTAATACTTCATTATGTAATATATTCATCATTTCAGCAAGATTAATATAATCTCTATTATCTTTATGTGTTTCTGGATAAACAGTAGGAACATTCCAACTATCTTTAAATCCAGATATTATATCTGCCAGCAAAGGAAAAAGATGAGCTAAATTATGATGAATGATATCCGATGCATGAGGCATACACCATTTGTTTTGCATAATTGAAACAGCTCTATCAAACGATCTGTTTAAATCAAATGCCTTTCCAACAAGTAAATCAAGTGCCTCACTCGTTTTTTCCGAAAAATTCATTTTTAAAAATGCTCCTTTTTATTGATCAGAATTACGATCAGTTGAATCATCTGGAAAATCAACCTCTGGTCTTCCAGATTCTACGTTTTGAGAAGTTGTATTAGAATTTAACAATAATTGCAAATTCTCTGTCCAACCACTTGCTTTGCTTTCTATCAAGCTATTTTCAAACAAAACTGGATGCATACCAATAACACTTGCCCAAGCAGAAGGATTTAACACTATTCCTTTATCTGCTAATTTTGACATTTTTTCAAAACGTGAATCTCTTTCTTGTCTATATGTTGCTCCATCAAATATAAATTTAAATTTATATCTCTTTGTTAATTTATTGGCAAAAAATTCAATAAAATTAGAAAACTGATAATATAATGGTTTCATTGTTTGATAAGTTTCATTCATTGCCGCCTCAACTTCTGCATTACTCATTCTTTCAGTAGAATAAATAACACGACTCATACCAGTACCAACTGCCGCAGAAGTAGAAAGTTGATTTTCATACATATCAGGATTCTTATCTTCAAATTGATACCATTTTAAATTCTTTAATGGCATTGCCGCCAGTTTAGCAGATGTATCTAATCCAGCTTTTGCCTTTGCCATAAATCCACCTAATGTTGAAGGTTTAAATACAGTTTGATCAGATTGTGTTCCACTTTTTGCAGTATCAAACGTTTCAATTTCACCAGCTAAAATGGCATATGCTTCTGCAATATCTTTATCATATTGCATTCTTTCAACTTCATCATTAGTAAGTGCATTTTTCAAATATGGTGCTAAAAACGGAACAGAACTAAAATCTTCTGGTTTAAATTTAAACGCCCATGCGCCATCTTCAGGAGAAGTCTGAGTCCACATTGCATAAGTACCAGTTCTATCATTCAAAGGATTTGTTGGTCTATAATTTTGTATAGGATTTTCCCCAAAAACTCTTTGATAATATTTCTTAAATGCTGGATCGTATCCTTCAATATCTGTTCCAGCCTGTAAAAAATAACTCATATCAAAATCAAATAACAAACCTTTTTCCCAATAACCAGTAAGCATACATCTATCTTGAGGTAAAACTTGTAAGGCAAATTTCATGCCTTTATTTCCCCACTTTGTTTTTCTAAACCATGTATAGTAAGTTTCTCTTAACAAAGATTGTCTTACAACATTCCTAAATTCTCTTTTATAATCGAATTTTAAAAGAAAATCATTAATTCTCTTTTTATCTTCAAGATATTCTTTTGTTTTATATTCATCAGGAGAGTATGCATTTTCACAAACTACTTGAAGGTCGAAAGATAAAGAGTTTACGTATGATTCTAATGTTCTTGCAAAAATCATATCATATGAATTTGCAAAAAGCATAAAATCTTGTATCATTCCATTTTCATTTTTATAATTTGCAAGTGCTCTTCTTAATTCATCCTGTGAAGGAGAAATGGGCTTTCCGTTTAAATCCTTTAAAGTTTGATTAGATAACCAAGGACTCCAAAACCCTTCTGAAAAAGCATATCCTCTTAATGCATCAGAAAATTCTAAAACAGTATTTACTTGTTCTTTACTTAATAATTTTTCTCCCATCTTCAACCTCCTTTCTTAATATACTAAATTAAATTCATCCCAACCATAAACATCTTCTTGCTGTTGCTTTAACCATTCATTCTCAATTAATGTCATAACATAATTTGCATAAGATAAAATAACAATTCTATCTTTTGTGCCATTCCTCGGTTCTATTAATTTAATTTTATCATTTCTATATTCAGTTTTTAAATTTACAGCTTCTTGAATTAATGAATCGGTTTGACCATATGGTAATAAATCTTCAACAACCTCTTCAGTTGTCATTTTAAAATATGAACCATTATCTTCAATCTCTGTTTGTCTATCTTGAACAGATATTAAAAACTTTATATTATTACTTTCAAGTTGTTTCTTTAATTCCACCCATGCAAGACTATTTAATTCTGTACTACCAACAAATGGTATTATACAACGAATAGGATTCTTATCTATTGTCCTTTGTCTTAAATCATTTAATTTTGCATCAGGCACAACTTGATAAATTAATTTATCAGATATTGTTAAACCATTTAAATTTGAAATACCAACCATTTCACTTGGTTCTAATGGCATTCCCATTCTATTAAATAAAACTTCGCCGCCGTTACGTAAATCTGGCAATAAATAATCAGCATGATAAAGCCAAAACAATTCTCTTGCTCTATCTGCCGCACCTATAGAATCACTTGCTTCATGTCCTTCTATATATTCCAATCTTCGCTCGAATCTATTACCTTTCCATCTTCCAGAAAAGCAAATTATAATTGTATTATCGTTCTTTTGATTTTGTTTTGTTGTATTTGCAAAAGCATAGTCAACTGCAACAATTCTAACCTCATTCTCTTCTTTTGGATGTATTAAATTAATATCATTAACATATCTATCTAATTCAGATAAAGGTCTAAAACACTCTTCAATGATTTGATTTTCTTTAAAAGATTTAATAGTAAAGAAAGCATCTTCGGCTTCTCCAACCATCTCATTTAAATCTTCTGTTCTAAAATCAATTTCATTGCCATGTAATCCATTTCTATAATCATTCCAAGTTTTTAATCCATTATCAATTGCCATAAAAATATCACCAGCAAATATATTACAAACAGTTTTTTTATCTATAAATATTCTGGTAAATGTTTTCTTAAATAAATTATAAAACCATTCAAACTTATATCTTGAACTTGTAATATAAACATGCTTACATTCTTCCAACCATCGTGGATTTGAAGCATATTCAACTTTTTCTAAATATTTTGCCTGTCTTGGATGCGCCATTCTTTCAAAAACAGAATCAATAATTGTCTTTTTTAAAAGCCTTGCCTCTTCATAAATAAGAAAAGTTGCACGACTACCTCTTGAAGAATCTAAACAAGCCAAAACAGTTAAAACAGAACCATTTAATTTATTTTCAATTTTATATCCATCTTCTGCTCTTGTTATAACCAAATATTCTTTTTCATACATATACAATAAATAAGGAGATAATTTCTTTATCAATTCATCTCTTATCTTTTTTTCAACCAATTTATTTGCTTGAGGAACAGTAGAAGAAGTAATTACAATTTCAGAATAAGGATATAAATTCATTGCTATTATACCACCTAATCCAGCGATAAAAGATTTACTCAAACCACGACTACAAATAGCAAAAAATATTTCACTAATGCCCATTAAATAAATCATAATCTGCTGAAAAGGTCTTAATTTTATTCCTAATATAAACTCAGCATATATATGCCAATTTCTTCTAAAAAAAGTACACCAATGAACGACATTTTCTTCTTTTTCATAATTTGATTTCTTTCCAGAAGAATATAAATTAGTAGTCATCAAGTGATTATTTAAGAATTTTCTTCTTAAACCACCTAATTCACTTTTCATTATTAACGCTCTTCTCTTGGAACATCAGGATATTCTCTTGTTCCAGCAACAAGATTCTTTACACATCTTAATATTTCTCCCCATGTCTTCTCAAAACCACTAACATCTTTATAGACTTCTAAATCTTCACATTCTGCTGGTCTTGTATTTTCAATCATCCAAATTTTTCTTTCGATCATTTTTTCCATATCGGATTTTTGTGTACTTTGAAAATCATTAAGCTTCAATAACTTCAAAAGATCAGTAAGATTTGCTTGAGCTTGTTTAATTTCGCCAACATCTCCAGATTCATCTGCTTTTCTTTTCCTATATTCGGCTTTACATAAATCTCTATACCTATTTGTTAAATTTGCATCCATCTCTTGAAAATCTTGGGTATATTCGGCAAATGTTTTTTCTAAAAATTCATAAGCTTCTACATATTCATCATCTGGATACTTTCCCCAAATTTCTTTCATTTCGTTTAAATCTCTAGTATTCTTTGTTTCTTCCTTAATATCTTTATTAAGTATTTCATTAATTCCAATATCTGTATCCCAAAAACCCCCATAAATAGTAGAATCTGCCATTAATCTTTTAAGATAATGTCCAACGATTTCTGGCTTTACTCCTTTTGCAGAAAGTCTTTGTGCAATCATTTCATCATAAATTCTATTAATAAATGGAATCCCTAATTCTGATAAAACCATCCATAAAGAAGCTTTCTCTGATAAAAATTCATTATATTCCTCAATTCTTTTAATACAACAATCTTTACAGTATCGTAATTTTTTTCTTTCTTTATATTGATTTCCATAGTTAGGATAAAAGAAACTAGAATTTTTTCTTTCTCCACAATATTCACAAACAGGCTTAAAATTTGTATTTTTTCCTTTTATATCCTCTGTCACATTTTATTTCTCCCTTAATATAATATGCTAAATTAATTATAAAATAAAATTCACTTTATTTATTGAGCATCTATAGTAAAATTATAAATTGTCACACTATAAATTATATCGTCTATTGGTTCAAATTCATAAGATATCATCGTCTTCATCAGAATGCTCTAAAATATAATCTTCCCGTTTTTCACAATATACGCAATCGGCATATCTGATTTTCGGATTTCCGTTACATGCTCTGCTCTGTCATAATCAAGCTGGAGAAGGAGAGTCATTATAGACCTCTTCAGTGTAAAAACGTCCGTATTCAAGGTCATCAGCCATTACAAAAATAACGTCTTTTGTTATATTTATGCCATTGCTTGTCCTTTCATATGTATAGTCGCCGTCAAAATATAAATACACATCTCCTTCTTCAACACTATATTTAACAAGCCTATACACAGTTTCGTTCCAGTCAATGATAACAGGCAAAATCCCATTGCCGACAGTTTCTAATATTTTAGCTATTGGCTTGTCGAATGTTATCTTAATCATTTCATTTTCATCGACTTCTTCTGTTAACGAAGCATTGATGAATAGAACTCCACCAGAACCACCACCGCCACCACCATTTTTAACACTCAAAACATTGTCTTCTAGTTCTAAAGTATCTTCATCAATATAAAATCCACCACAATTAATTTTTTTCATATTTCATCTCTCCTAATTCTTTTTATAATTATAATAATTTATGCTAAAATATCAGTTTTATATAAACCATCAGTTGGTGTATATAAAATCTCTTTATCTTCTTTCAAGACGTAAATGCTGTTCATTACGTTGTTTACAATCAGGTATCATCCAAAAGAGCACACGTATTTTGTCCCTTCTTCGTTCTGAATGAACGTGTACATTTGAACAGTAAAGGCAGATATATCTGGATCAAAACCAGTACCAAACGCCGTAATGAGCGATGCCATTTCGCCGCCGGGAATAATACGCCTAACGTATAAGTAACCTTCTTCACCTGTAAAGCAGATCGCGTTCTTAACATCTTCATAACCACCATTAATTTCCCACGTTTCCACTTCGGTTTCTTCATCATAAACAATTTCATACGGAAGCACAAAACCTGTAGCACTCCCGCCGCCATTTTTAACACTTAAAATATTATTTTCTAGTTCTAAACTTTCTTCATCTATATAAAATCCACCACACGGAATTTTCATTGTTCTTCCTCCAATTATAATAATTTATATTTTTTAATATATTACGTTTGAATTCATAAGTTTTATTAATTCATTTTTATACGGAAACTGGTGCTACAACAATATTGACTTTACGTGTATCATTTACAAATTTATCTAATATTGCTATTTTAATTCACCTTCTCCGTTTATTATACGACAGTAAGTGAGCATTGTCTTGTCGTTCTTGTTATACTGTTTGGAGTCATAAGAAGGGTATCCATCCAAAGATTGTCGCTTACCGTATCGACAGAAGCAAAGTCGAATTGAATTGCCCCACCAAAACCGACTGACGGCATAATATTCACAGCAAACGCAGTTCCCCAAAATGCAAGTATAAGACCACCAGCATTCAAAACCTCCTCTATTTCTTCATAGGTTTTGTCGCAAGACATATCACCTACAAAGCTCTCAGCAAACTGGGCTATAAAGATGTCTAAGCCACCGCCACCACCACCGCTAATTTCTTCAACTATCTCTCCAGAAGCACTATTATAAATATATTTCTTACCAGTATCAATTACATAAATTTTATCTCCATTTTTTAAATAAGTAGGAAGAGTGGTTAAG